TGCTCCTTATTTTCCATAACGATCCATGATAGCCACTTCAGCGTTCAGGGGTAAACCTGTTGCCCAAGGCGGCGGCGTACACATAACCTGCACAAGTCGCGCTGCGGCGGCTTCTGCATCTGCTTCCGGCACTTCCAAAACGATTTCATCGTGGATATGCAAGACTACATCGTCCAGTTGACGCAAGGCGTAGCGCAGCAAGTCGTTGGCGACAGCTTGCGTGATGTTTTCACACGCTAAACCGCGCCATAGCCGCGCCCTTGGCCACTCCTTCGCGTCGGCGGCTGGCTTCCAAGAAGCCTTCGCGTAGGTCAGGTCACCTTCCTCGTTGAAACGGGCGAAAGGATAACATAACACACGGCCAGACGGAAGGGCATACCAAAGATGCAGTCCGTCAAATAAATATGTGATGCGGCCCACAGTGAACTCGCGGCCCTTGTTCCGCATGGCACGCATATAGGTTTCTTCAAGGCCAGACCAGTAAGGCACGGCCCACTGGTTAGCCCTGCGCCATGCGTCAACCATGCGCTTTGCGTCGCTCTCCGACATGACCAAGCCGTAGATGCGGCCCATGCTGGCGAACGCACCGACGCCGCCGGCAAAGCCACAGGCTAACTCTTGCACCTTACCGATCTGGCGCTGGTCTTTGTCAACGTCATCATAGCCGACATGGAAGGTAGACATAGCGTTGTGCTTGTACACGTCCTCGCCCTTGGCAAAGATGTCCAGCTTGCGTTCGCCAAAGATACTGTCGGATGCCCACGGCGTGACCCGCGCTTCAATCGCAGCCCAATCGGCAACAACAAGGCGCTTGCCTTCGCCGGCCATCAGCGCAGGGCGCAGCATACCCTTCAGCACGTCAGTCACGCGGCGGCCATGGTTGGGAACAATTTGATGCCCGCGAACCATAGCTTTCCGTATTAATGGCGGGTTTCCCGCACACTTTCTTGGGAAGTTGTGTACCTGAAGCCCAAATGATGCAGCACGGCCAGTTGCGCTACCTCCTGCAAATACGAACGCTCCTCTAACGCGAAAATCCTCCGCATCAGCAAGCGCCGCTGCACGTTGGAATTTCGCAACGGACGATGCCCAGAGATCGTCCGCGCACTGGATAACATCCGCCACTTCCGCTGGCACTTCATCAGGGTTCTCCTCTGCTAACGCCAGCAAGTTGGCGCGCACGTTCTTGTCAATGGATAGCTTAGGTTCGCCATCCTTGTAAATAGTTGCCAGTTCAAGCGCCTGCGGCCCTACCCTGTCTAGCACCCACTTCTTCATCTTTGGGCTGCGGACGGACTTAATCTCGCCGTGCGTCACCTCTGCGACGATGTCTTGTATCTCAGCCTTTTCTGCTTCAGCGTAGCGCACCGCTGCCATAGCCAATGGCCTGTCAAGCAGCACGCCGCGGTCGTTGATGCGTTCGTTGACGTGATAGTCAGCTAACTCTTCAGCCGACAGCGGACGCTGCGCCTGCGCTATAGAACGCATGGCCCGCACGTCCTGTTCGCAATAGTCAACCATTTCCTGCATCAGCTTCGCGTCCCCGCGGAACTCACCGTCAGCCTGCGGGATAGACAGCGCGCGGATCAGTTGTCCGCCGCGGTGGTCTTTCTTCATGGTAGCGCCGGCAAAGCGCCCTACATCCTCAAGGCTACCCGGCGCACAGTTGGCGCGGGCTTGTGCTGCGGTGCAATAAAACTGCTCCAGCTTAAACTCGACCTGAAGGACATACCAGAATATCAGGCGCTCAAACGCTGCGTTGTGCGCGTACACCAGCCCCTTGTGATCACGCACGGCTTGCGGGAAAGGCTCACTGGGTAGCCACGTCCGCACGTCTTCGTCATCAAATGCGTATGACATACACAGCACGTCGGTGCTGGTGTCCTGCGCGTAATTGTACACGCCGCGGCTGCGTAAATCGCAACGGCTGCGCGTTTCAAAGTCAAGCCAAAGAATTGACACGTTCGTACTCCATAATAGCGCGGCCAATCAATTCAGGTATTTGCGGTACGACCGCATTGCCTAGTTGTTTAAGTCTGTGTGATTGTCCGGGAAGCCCATTAGCCACTCGACCCACCGCGGGTTCAGTTTCCCACCAGCCCGCGCTGACAGTGTTGGCGTATTGCGCGTATGCTCCGCTGGATAGCCGCCTTCCTTCGCTATGTGCGCTGTCGGTGTCGGCCAAAATGCTACGTGTTCTTCCAAACGGCTGTTGTACTTCCCGCGCGCCCTGATGTTCGCTATATCCTCGTTCATCGCGGATGACGCTCTGGGAGTTGGCCACAAGGTTTGGTTCAATACTTGGTCTACTAAGCGCACTTGTATCCGCTGGCCGTTCGTCCTGCGGGTTTTTCCTTCCTTCAAAAGCCCAGACGCTCCCCCTGCTCCTGTGTCGGGGGTACGCCACGATCCAGATGCGGTCGCGACGGTGAGGGGCGCCAACGGCTGAAGCGGGGATACAATGCCATTCCGCATCATACCCGATCTCAGCAAGTGACCAGAGGACTTGGTCCAATCCTCGACTGCGAAGGGCGCTGACGTTTTCGATGATCGCGTAGCGCGGTTGGATTTCTTTGATGATGCGGTGGAATTGGAACCAGAGGCCGCTACGGCTTCCCGATAAGCCTGCACCAAGCCCGGCTGTGCTGATGTCCTGACAAGGAAATCCGCCAGCGAGAACGTCGATTTGCTCATTTAAGTCATCCTTAGATAATGTGGACACGTCCGTAAACACTGGCACATCTGGCCAATGCTTGTTTAACACCTTGCGTGCATGGGGGTCTATCTCGCAGAATGCGACAGTCCGCATCCCAGCGCGCTCTAGCCCAAGGCTAAAACCACCTATGCCAGAAAATAAATCTAATACATTCATGTTGTCACGCAATGAAAGCCGCAGCCGCCGAAGCCGCGCTTACCCATGTCAGTAGGCCAATCAGCCGGAATTTCGTCAATGAAAGTGCGAACGCCTTTTATGCGTGTCAACCGCACGTTGAACCGCCGCGCTTGATCCGCGCGCCGCGCAAACACATCAGGGAAATGCTTGCGGATTAGCGCCCAGTAGTTAGGGCTGGTCGCCTTCACGCAGCCAAGGCAGTTGCCGTTAGGCATACCTATCTCATACACATACGGACGGCGCACGCCTTGCTCCGCAAGGATTGCATGGGTATCTGTTTTCTTCAATCCCATCTCGACTAGCGGCGCGCGCTGCTTGAGCGCGGGATAGTTATCCTGCATATTGGTAAACCGCTTTGCGTCCGTCTTGTCGGCTGTGTAGCCCCACAAGTGCGTGTCGCTGGGAAGCTGAAAATCCATACGCGGCGCAAACTTTAGTTCGCCAGTGCAAGGCGCGCCGTTTATGCCAGCAAGATACCGACGCGCTTCAAAGACATCGTCTATCGTGTCGTATTTAGTGGACTTCAGGCGCAGTATTGGTTTGCCATACCACGCTTCAAGATCGGTTATAAAGCGATGGCTGTCTTCGTGGACGCTGTCGCCTAAGTCGCAGTGCGCGATTATAAGTTCGGGGTTATCCATAAGCGCAAAATGCGCCATCACTGCGCTGTTAACGCCGTCTACCCATGCAATTATTCTGTTCATAGAAGTTCTCACTCTTCTGCTACTCGCCGGGGCGGTGGATTCGCCCCGGCTTTCGCACCACTTAGGCTACGCGACGCCGGCGACGCGTACCATCAGCGGCTTCAGGATCAGCGGCGGTTTTCGGTACCGCTTCCTCTGGTTCAGCTACCGTATTGGTGTCCATCGACACCCAATCGGTAATCTCAAAGATAGGCGTAAAAATACGCCCATAAGTCTTGTGCTGGTAATGCTCGGTCTTCAGTTCAAGCAATGGCACAGGCTTGTTCTGGTCTTTGTCAACCTGATCAGCGATAGCAACCGCCAACGCCTGCACGGCGCGCTTGCCGCCGACTGACGTAGCCGTGAAGCGTGCCTGCATATCCTTGTCTTCGCCATTTGTGCAAACGAGCATCATGCCCACTTGCATTTCCCAGCCGCGCGTCGCGCCTGCTGGTGCTGGGTCCAACTCTGGCAGCGGCTCTGACACCGGCACCAGCTTCTCAGCCAAGACTTCGCCGTTGCCCCACGCAATGTAGCCGTGGACGAACGAAAACGGGTTAGCGGCCCACAGGCTGCCTTCCTCAACTTCGGTCTGGTCTGCACCGAAAACCCAATGGCCTGTCTTGTCCATCTTCAGAATGACTGTGCCGCCGAGAGCGACTTCAGACTGAATGGAACGCAAAGCGCCAGAGAGCGATTGTACTGACGGCAAGTTAGCGCCGCCAAAAGTAGTGATATTCGACATTGTATTGTACCTTTTCTGTTACTGTATTTTAGACATAGCTTTGGTAAGCATCTGTCCGATCTGCAAGACCGCTGGCCGGGAATCACTTTCCGGCGCAAGGGTAGAGCCACTGGAGACAGCGACGATTAAGTCCGCTGGCAATTCTATCTTGGCTTTCTTCAAAGCCTTTTCTGCTTGTGCAGGCGACAAAGGCTTAGGATCAGCCCATGCTTCTACACCAGCAGCGGACATGAAAGCTACAGCTTTATCTTCGTTTGTCCACTGCCGTGTTGCACGTTTGTTGACCAACTTCCATCCGGGGACTTTATGTCCGTCTTCCAGAAGCCCATGCGCCAACTGCTGCAAATCCTTAATGAACGCCTCGACCAACGGCGCCTGTTCCAGATAGTGCGCTATCTGATCCATTGGCAGCGCATCGACCTTGACTTTTAGCGCGCGGTCTACAGCGCCGGTCATGACAGGGCAGACAGGCTTGGCCGCGCACCACTTGCAATGGTCGCCTGATGCCAACGGCGCGTCTGGCCGCGCAGCAATCTTGACAGCCGCGGCAAGTTCTTGCTCAAACGCATCGACGCGGTCTAGCGTTGTCACCCACCGCTTAACAAACGGTGGTTGTACAATGATTAGTTCTACTTCTTTAGCCCCGTCAAACGCCCACGCCGTTTCCGCCGTTCGCCTAGACGCCGCAGCGTAGAAGAGTAATTGGGCGTTTTCGGTGGCTTCAACAGCCACGCCATCGCCAAACTTCCAATCCAGAACAATCGCTCTATCACCAAGGCGACCAAGAAGATCGGTAGAACCAAAAACGTTAGGCAAATAATCACCAAAACCAACCCTGCTTTCAACAGCATATTCCATCTCCCCCTGCGGGTCTATCTCGTCCAGCGCGCGCAGCGCCACTATCAGCTTGTCCTCGATTAACGCTTCGGTTAACTCTACGTCTTCGTAACGCAGACCAAGCAATTTGTACGGGTCAACGTCGCGTTCTAATATGGTTGCAATGCTGTCGTGTAGGAGCGTGCCTTCGTCGGCGTAGCTGCTGCTGGGCTTTGGCGGCATCGTGTCCACCAGCGCCACGCTGCCTGGGCAAGCTATGACGCGCTTGGCGGTTGAACCGCCGACTATCTTACTATGTTTCATATTGCACCTCACTTTACTGTTTGAGCGACTGCCATACGACACAACAAAATTTGATGCAAGCCTTGAAATGCAAAAAATTTTGTGGTAGCTTTCTTGTATGACTGAGAAAGAAGTAGAGCGGTATTTTTGTAAACGTGTGCGGGCGCTAGGTGGTTTTGCCTATAAGTTCCGCAGCGTCACGCAAGTTGGCGTTGCCGACCGCATAGCTTGTATGCCTAACGGCGAGGCTTGGTTCATAGAAATCAAGCAGCCCAACGGACGCCTGTCTGCGTTGCAGCGTATCTTTTCAGATGAGATGGCACACACCAAGCAGCACTACGCGTGTCTGTGGTCAATAGAAGATATAGACACATGGCTCAAACGCTTCAGCTAAGGCCGTACCAAGAGCAGGCGGCGACGTTCCTGTACGAACGCGACCGCGCCATGATCCTTGCGCCTGTCGGTGCTGGCAAGACAGCCATCACCTTGACGGCGATGGATGAGATGCTGCGCGATGGTATTGTCAACCGCTGGCTGGTTGTGGCGCCCAAGCGTGTCTGCACTGACGTGTGGCCGGTGGAAGCGCCGATGTGGTCTAGCCTTACGCCCGCGGTGGCTGTCGGTACACCCGCGCAGCGCGCAGCCGCAATGGACAGCGGCGCCAGCGTTGTAGTTAGCAATTATGATAACTTGGACAAGCTAAAGGACTTATCAAGTTTCGATGGGGTGGTGTTTGATGAACTGACGCGGCTGAAGAATCCGTCAGGCAAACGCTATAAGGCTTTGGAGAAAATTATGTCTACGATGAAGATACGGTGGGGGTTGACAGGATCGTTTACGTCGAACGGGCTGGAAGATGTCTTCGGTCAGTGCAAGATCATTGACCAATCGCTGCTGGGCCGTGCCAAGGGTGCGTTCATGCAGCAGTATTTTATCTGCACCAACCGCGAGTTTGGTCAATGGGTGCCGGCAGCCGGCGCGCTGGAGCAAGTCATGAAGCGCATCCGCCCTGCGACGTTCGTGCTGGAGCCGGGCGAGTACAAGGACAAGCTGCCGCCATGCCATGTCACTGAGGTACGCGTCGCGTTAGATGACCGCGCGCCATATGACAGGATGAAGCGCGACTATGTCGTGCGTTTTGGCGCAGACCAGATCGTAGCGCAGAACGCAGCAGCGGTAACGACCAAGCTGCAACAGATGGCGTCCGGCTTTGTCTACAACCGCGACGCTGGGCCGGGGTCGATATGGTTTAGCAGCCACAAGTTTGACCGGCTGGAAGAACTGCTGGCAGAAAACCAGCGGGCCAATACGCTAGTAGCGTATACATACCAAGAAGAGTTGGCAGAACTGAAACGCCGCTTTCCGCACGCAAAGACGATGGATGATGACAACATCATCGAACGCTGGAACGCAGGCGAAGTCGAGTTGCTGCTGGCCCACCCTAAGTCGGCAGGCCACGGGCTGAACCTACAGCATGGCGGATGCCACATGGTCTTCCTGTCGCTGCCGTGGTCGCTGGAGTTGTACGAACAGACGGTGGGGCGGCTGCACCGCAGCGGCCAGACAAAGGATGTCTGGGTCTATGTGATGCTGACCGAAAAGAGTATCGACGAACGCATATGGGCGGCGCTGCACGACAAGCGTGCGGTGTCCGACATAGCACTAGAGGAACTAAAAAATGAGTAAACTAAACTGGCGGTCGATGATTGCCGTGCTGTCTGACCTTACAGAAGACCAGCTAAAGCAGGCGCTGGACGCTGAACTGAAGACGCACAAGCGCCCAGCCATCGCCCGGCGGTTGCATCAGCGTTACTCTGCCATGCGGACGGCGCGGGAGCGTGTCGAGATTATGATAGGTATGAAGAAATGACAGACCATGCGGCAGCCGCAGCAGAGGCACTGGAAAAGGTGCTTGCTCTGCTGCGGGCAGGCCATGTGCCAGAAGACTTAGGCGAGGCAGTAATACTAATCGGTCGCCTGATGGCTAGGCGCACCTAGCATTTCAGTTGTGACCATGACGCGGCCCACAGCGCCGTATTCTTTATGGTACGTAATGGCCCATGCCGCACGGTCTGCGATCCACCCGCCGCGTGCAGCGTAGGCATCCCGCGCAGCCAGCGTCGGATGCTGCACCACAGTGACGCCGTTGTATTCTTTCTCGTCGCGGTGATGACGGTGGCCGCAGTGTATCTCACGGCGGGTAGTCCTGCCCCACTGCTGCGGGAACTGCGCGGCAAACAGCAGCGGCAGCGATTCGTTCTTGACCTTATGGCCGTGATGCACACCTATCATAGTGTTGCCCCACTCAAATACGTAGAACGGCAGCACGCTGTCGTTGACAGTGACGCGCGGGTCTTCTTCGTAATGCACCGCGAACAGATCAGCTAACCAGCCGCTGCTTTCTATATCGTGATTGCCTTCGGCTATAATCAGATACACTTCCTGATGGCGCTGCAATGACAGCGCGACCAGAGAGCGGATGATCCGTATGGCTGCGCGGCGTATCTTAGGGAAGCGGCTGTCCGCATCTAGGACGTGTTTACCTGTCGGTGTTACGGGTGTCTTGCCGTCGGTGTGCATGAAGTCACCTTGGATATTGACAATTGCCGTATGCGCTAACGGGCTTTGATTTATCATCTGTACCAGCGCCGCAAGGATAGTTTTCTCTGCGATGGACACAGACCAATCCGCCCCGCCTTCCTGATGCCATGCCAGCATACCAAGGTGGTAGTCAGTGAATGTGTACAGGTTGCACAGATGCTCTTCAGAAGCCGCTGGCGCAACGACAATGTCCGCCGGCTGTATCTGGTCCTTGAAGCCAGCGACTGTCTCGCGCATGGCTTCTATCAGCGCCTCATGCGTTAGCGACGCCTTAACCCACTGGCCTGACGGCTTGCCTTCGGAGTTGTAGTAGGTTGACACGCCCTTGCTGACATAGCCCTGCGGCACAGGCCGGGTGAAGTCATGCTCTGGTGCGTAACCTCGCAACGCTGCCTTCTTCTTGACTGCGATGTAGGCATCGCTTGCGCCGCCTTGGTTGATACCTAATGCAATTGATGCAGCCCTAGCGCCGCCGTGTAACTCGATGGCTTCCAGCATCTCGCGTTGGCGGGGCGTACAATAGTTGTACAAGTTTGGGTCTATCGTTATAGTAGGCGGCATTTATTTGCCTTTCGGGCAATCAGCCTCACAGATACAAATAAAGGCGCTGTTATGCGCCTCAATTTCACTGACAGTTTCTGATGTATCTTTTGTTACATCGTAACTAATGGGTTTTGCGATAGCACAATAGCTACTTACGGGAACGGTCGAAACGGTCGCGCAACCGTTCGTCACGCTCAGGATCAGGGACGCTGATAGCAGCCGCGCCAAGTTCAATCTGCTCATTGATGGCATCGTTCATTTCCTTAATGGTTTCCTGACGCCCCTGCCGCTTCCAACGATGTTCATTCCAAAGTCCCAACACTTTGTTCAGAACACCCAGCAGGGCCGTCAGGAACTTCATTATTCGGCGGGGGCTTCGGCTAGGAACATGGCAACTACGCCAGCCAGACCGGCAACTGCCGTGGATACTGTGGCCCACTCTGCGTCGGACAAGCCAAACGCCAAAGCAATACCAGCGAAGCCTGCATAGGTGCTAGGCTCTTTCAAACGGTTTACTAACCAAGATACGATTTTCATGTCATTTTCCTTTCGGGTAAAACTTCCAAGGCAGTTCCCAGTGCGGGCCATCCTTGAACGCGCGCCAATCACCGCCCCATTGAAGCGGGACTTTCTCATCCGCCGCAGCGGCCTTAACTACTTTAGCCAGCTTGTGATACAACGGCCAATCCCAACGCACTTCGCCGGCAATCATAGGCGCCAGATCGACAGCGTGACCAGTAAGGTGACGTGAGTTCATAGTCTTCGATGCGCCTTGGCTGACTAGTTGCTTCTGCCGTTCGACGCTGCGTATGCCTTCTAATACTGTAAAGTCAAGGTCGGACAGTGCAGCCGCCTTCTTGACCACACGCACCAGATCAGGATGCACACCTTCAAGCCGTGACAAACTGCGCTGGCCTAAGACTATGGTCATACAGCGCCTTTTTGAATTAGGTTAAACAATATACCAATTAGCAGCACAATGATTGTACCCGCCGCGGTCATACCGACGCTTTCCAGACGCTTCATCCGCGCGCAGATACTTTCATATCGGAACGCGCAGACCTGTTCGTGCGTGTTAAGCTGCGCTTGTGTTTCGTCGATAGTAGCCATGAAAATACTTTCTAGTTAAAAACCCATGCGGCGGCGTTCTGCCGCTTGCTTAGCCCGTTCTTGCGCTAACGCGTTTTGCTGTACGGCTTGCGAAGCCACAAAGTAGCCCGGTTTTCCTGCTTTTATACCGCCGCCGGGTTGGGAAGCGTTGACAAGCGCACGGTTTGCTTGGCCTTTTGTCATACGATTTGCCGCGCCTTTTGCAACGGCAGTGGCAAGTTGCACACCTGTTATGGCTGCCGCTGTGCCGGGCGCGTACTGAGCGCCGTAACCGATAAAGGGTACTTGCGCCCCAAATATGCCCGCGCTAGGTGAAAACTTCCCTAGCGCCGCCAAAACTTTTTGCGTGGCCGTTCCATTGGCAACCTGTTTGATCAGCCCCTGCGTTGGTTTGTCAAACTTTGACAATTTACGCGGGTCTTTGGCTATCTTACCAAACTCATCCCGAAGTGCTTGGGGGAATGATTTGTTAGAGTTTAACGCCTTGGATGTAGCCGTTGCTTTTGTAAACGCGTTTTCCAGCGTTTCAGTTTGGTACCCGCGCCCACGAACGGTACGTGCTTGCTTAAGAAACGCGTTAGCCGCCGTTGCGTCGCCGGTTGTCTGTGCGGGAGTCAAGCCATCCATAAAATCATCTATGGTGTCATCCAGCGCCGCGATTATCGCGCGCTCTTTAGGTGTGCCGCGGCCAGCACCGCTTTGAGTGTACGGAAGATCACGAATAGATTTTCTAAACTCTTCCAGCATATCGAACGACATTGGCTTGCCAGCTTGCAAACGAAACATTTTTACTACTTGGTTGACTAGCTTGTCCGTGACTGGGTTATAACGCATACTGCCTAATGTTGGGCCAATTGCAGCTTCCAAATCCGTCATCGCCTGCGGTGCAATCTGGACGCCTTCAGCTTCCATTGCACGGTATAGCTTACCGGACTCTTCTTTCAGCGCAGCGGCAGTTACAGGTTTTACACTAGGCGTAGCCGCTTTACCGCCCGCGACGCCGGAGGCCAACGAAAGCCCCGCTAAAACGTATGGGTTTTCTACCCCAAGGTAGTTAGACGCAACGGATGGCGCGGTGCCAGCGGCGACGCCAGCGACTGTTTGGCCGCGAATGTTTTTACCCATATCGCGCATGAAGTTTTGGACCGGCCGTGACCCTGTCTTAAACAAGTTCTGCGCTGCTTTAGCTTGGCTAAAAGCGCCGGTGCCAGCATCC